TCCATGAAGCGCCCGGACGGCGACGGCCATTCCGAGCTGTCCGAGGACGATCGCACGGCGGCCCGCCTGCTGGGCATGTCGGAAGAAGCGTTTTCCCAGGCCAAGAAGGATGTCCAGCATGGCTAACCGCCTCGCGGAAGTGAAGGCGCACGCGCTGCGGCAGAAGGATGTGCGCGCGGCCGTGTTGGCTGCGCTGTATGTGTCTCGCACCGTCAAGACACCGCCTCTCGACGGCCTTTCCGTCAAGCACGTCGCAGACGACAGCGGCTACTCCGAAGTGGAAGTGCGCTTTGCTTGCGAGGTGCTTGTCGAGACGGGAATGGCGTTGCCGACCGGCAGCTACTACCGCATTACCCCGCGCGGCTGCGTTGAAATCGAATCCATCACCGAAAAGGAGTAAGTGAACATGGCTATCGTTACCCCCGCCCTTATCACCTCGCTGCGCACCGGGTTCTCCGACGCGTTCCGCAAGGCGCTGGGCGACACCCCCACCGACTATCAGAAGGTCGCGACCGTCGTTCCCTCCGGGTCCGCCGGAAACACGTACGGCTGGCTCGGGCAGTTCCCCAAGCTGCGCGAGTGGATCGGCGACCGCGTCATCAAGGATATGGCCGCCCAGGCGTACCAGGTCCAGAACAAGCTGTACGAATCCACGGTCGGCGTGAAGCGTACCGACATCGAGGACGACAACGTCGGTATCTACACCCCGCTGTTCTCCGAGATGGGCCGGGCCGCCATGTCCCACGCGGACGAGCTGGTCTTTGCCCTGCTCAAGGCCGGAGCTTCGACCCTGTGCTACGACGGGCAGAACTTCTTCGACACCGACCACCCCATCTACCCCGAGGTTGACGGGACCGGGGCCGCTGAAACCGTGTCCAATATGGACGTCCCCGAAGTTGATCCCGGCGCGCCCTGGTACCTGCTCGACACCGGCCGCGCCCTCAAGCCGCTGATCTTCCAGGAGCGCACCAAGCCGGAACTCGACAGCATGACCGCGACCAACGACGAGGGCGTGTTCGTCCGCGACGAGTATCGCTACGGCATCCGCTACCGCTGCAACGCTGGTTTCGGCTTCTGGCAGATGGCCTACATGAGCCGCCAGCCTCTGTCCGCCACCAGCTTCAACTCCGCCATGACCGCCATGATGAACACCAAGGCCGACGGCGGCCGCCCGCTGGGCATCAAGCCCTCCGTGCTGGTTGTTCCTCCGTCCCTGCGCGCTGCGGCCATCGAGATCGTCAAGAACGAGCGCCTGGCCAACGGCGCGTCCAACCCCAACTTCGGCGTGGTCGACATGATCGTCTCGCCGTGGGTGGCCTAAGGAGGTTCTCTAATGGTCAAGAAAGAAAAGACTCAGAAGAAGAACGAAAAACAGGAATCCGGCCTGGTCACGCTCGTGGTGCGAACCAAGAGTCTCTCGCGCCGGTTCCGTGCTGGCCTCGGGCCGTTCCATCCGGAGCCCGAAGAGGTCGAAGTGACCCCCGACCAGGAAGCGGCCCTTCGCGCTGATCCCGAGCTTGTGGTGAACGAGGCATGAGCTACACCACGCTGCAGGAATTAGTCGATCGCTACGGCGAAGAGCGACTGGTGCAGCTGACCGACAGGAGCATGGCCGAGGTCATTGACCAGGCCGTGCTCCTGCGCGCCATTGCCGACGCCGACGCCGAGATCGACGGATACCTGGCCGCACGCTACCGCCTTCCCCTTGCGAGCGCGTCCCCTGTGCTGACGCGGATCGCTCCGGACATCGTCTTCTATCGCCTCCATAGCGATGACGCTCCGGACGAGGTTCGCACCCGCTATGAGGACGCCCGTCGCCTGCTGGAGAGCATTAGCCGTGGCTCTGTCAGCCTCGGCGTTCCGGAGACCGAGGATCAGCCTCGCCCGTCGCTGGCCTCTGCCAGTTCGGGGAATCCGCGCATCATGGACCGCTCGGGGACGGAGGGGCTCTGATGGTTTCTCTTGAGCCCGCGCTTGTCGCCCGTATCGCCGAGAACATGCCCAAGGGCGTGAAAGTCTTCTCCGCCGCCGACCTTGCCGGAGTGCGCGAGGCCGCACAGCACACCCCGGCGGTGCATGTGATCTATGACGGCTATCGCGTGGTTCAGGCCGACGGGGCTGTAGCTGAGATCGAAACGTCATGGCTGACCGTTCTGGCTGTGAGAAACGCGAGGGCGCAGAAGACGGGGAGCGCGGCAAGAGAAGACGCCGCGAAGCTCGTTTCCAGCCTGTACGGCTCTCTGGCCGGGTGGCTGCCCCCTGGGTGCGTACGCGAGCTTGAGCTGGCCAATGCCCCGCGTCCCGGCTTCGACGCCGGGTTCCTGTATCTGCCGTTGGCGTGGAATGCGCGCCAGGTGTTGGTGGGCAGCGTGGCCGGAGAAGAGGTCGAAGTTCCCTTGCAAACAGTAACATTCAAAGGAGACGTCGAATGAAAACCTATATCTATTCCGGGCCTCCCTCCGGCGTGACCATCGAAGGCCGCGAGGTGATGCTTTGGCCCGGCCGTCCCGTGGAGCTGCCGGAGAAGTCCGGCTACGTGTCGGCGCTTGTGGCTCAGGGGCGACTCACGCCCGCACCGGCCGCCGCGCCCAAGAAAAAGCGGAGCAAAGGAGAGTAAACCATGGCAGCCAATTACTTGCATGGTGTTGAGACCATCGAAATTGACAAGGGGCCTCGCCCGGTTCGCACGGTCAAGTCGGCCGTTGTCGGACTGATCGGGACGGCTCCGGCCGGGCCTGTGAACGAGCCCACCATTGTCCTGTCCGACAGCGATGCAGCACAGTTCGGGACGGCGCATACAAACTATACTATTCCGCAGGCCCTTGACGCGATCTTTGACCAGGGCGCGGGCACGGTCATTGTCATCAACGTGCTGGACCCTTCGGTCCACAAGGCTACAGTAACCGACGAGGAGATGGTTCTGTCCGGGGATGTGGGAACCGCCGCGTACCCGGCATGGAACGGCGCGCCGACGGTCAAGTCGTCCGACGGCGTAACTACCTACGTGGCCGGGACGGACTACACCTACGACACCGACGCGGGAACCATTACCCGTATCGACGGGGCCGGTATCGCCTCCGGGGATAGCCTGCTCGTGAGCTACGAGTACAAAGACCCCACCGCCGTCCTGCCTTCCGACCTGATCGGAACCGTGACCGAAGGCGGCATTCGCACCGGTATGAAGGCCCTGGACGATACCTACAACCTGTTCGGCTTCTTCGCCAAGATTCTGATCGCCCCGGTGTACTGCACCCAGAACAGTGTGGCCGTGGAAATGATCAGCATGGCGCACAAGCTGCGCGCGGTCACGCTGATCGACGCCCCTGTCGGGCTGACCCCGCAGCAGGTGATCGCCGGACGCGGCCCCATGGGCGAGATCAACTTCAACACCTCCAGCGAGCGGGCCGTGCTCTGCTATCCCCATCTGAAGGTGTACGATACCACCACCGACTCGGAGCGTCTGGAGCCCATGAGCCAGCGTCTTGCTGGCGTGATCTGCCGCAAGGACGTCGAGAACGGATACTGGTGGAGCCCCTCCAATACGGAGTTTATGGGCATCACCGGGGCCGAGCGCAGCATTTCCGCGCGCATCAACGACCCGCAGACGGAAGCCAACCTGCTGAACGAAAACGGCATTGTGACCGTGTTCAACAGCTTCGGCACCGGCCTGCGCGCCTGGGGCAACCGTTCCGCTGCATGGCCGTCCGTCTCGCACCCGAAGAACTTCATCAACGTGCGCCGCACTGCGGACATTCTCCACGAGTCTGTCGAGTACGCCATGCTGCAGTTCATCGACTTCCCCATCAACAACGCCCTGATCGACGACATTCGCGGAACCGTGAACTCGTTCATCCGGACGCTGATCGGTCGCGGCGCGCTGGTCGACGGCTCCTGCACCTATGATCCGGCCAAGAACCCGCCGACCGAAACGGGCAACGGGCATCTGACCTTCGACATCACGTTCATGCCGCCGACTCCCGCAGAGCGGATCACCTTCGAGAGCGTGATCGACATCAACCTGCTCAAGACTCTCGGGCAGTAACAGGAGGCGTATATGAGCAAGATTGCCATCAACCGCATCACCAACGCGAACGTCTACATTGACGGCGCGAGCCTGCTTGGCCGGGCCGAAGAGGTGGAGCTGCCGCAGATCAAGGCCAAGATGTCCGAGCACAAGGCTCTGGGCATGGTGGGCAGCATTGAGGCGTTCGCCGGTTTCGAGAAGCTGGAGGGCAAGGTCAAGTGGGCCTCCCTGTATCCGGACGTGCTCAAGAAAGCCGCCAACCCCTTCAAGACCGTGCAGCTGCAGCTCAGAGGCAGCCTGTACACCCAGACGGCGCAGGGCCGCACCGACGAGGTTCCGGTCGTTGCGCTGTTGACCGTGGCCTTCAAGACCTTCCCCGGCGGCAACTGGAAGCAGCACGAGAACGTCGAAATGGAGACGGAGTTCGTCGCCTACTACATGAAGATCACCGCCGGAGGTGAGGATATCGTCGAGGTCGACGTGTTGGAAAACATCTACAAGGCCGGGGGTAAAGATCTTCTGGCTGAATACAACGAGAACATCGGAGGCTAGTCTTGTCCAAATTAAATGAGATTCCCCTGGCGGAACATCTGACCCTGCCCGACGGCACCGTCGTGAAGAAAATCGTCCTGCGCTCCCCCAAGGTGCGCGACCTCAAGCTGGCCCAGCGCGGCGGCGGAACCGAAGCGGATCAGGAGATCAGGCTGATGGCCTCCCTGTGCGAGCCTCCCATGACGCCGGAGGATATGGAGGAAATGGGGCTTGCGGACTTCCGCAAGCTCCAGGCCGCGTTTCAGAGATATCTGGATTCCCCTTCCTGATCTGTGGCAGGCAGCCGCCGCACTGGCGCGGTGGTATCGTTTCCAACCCTCCGAAATAGACGCGCTAACCCTTGAAGAGCTGCGGCTCTGGCTGGCCGAGGCGGCCCGCCAGGCTAAAGCGGAAGCAGGCGAATAACCGGACATCGCGTGGCATCGTCCCTCACTCTTGGTCTTTTGGTCTCAGCGACCACCAGCGCCGCCCAGGGCGCGTTGCAATCCTTGGGGCAGTCCGTCCACCGGCTTTCCGGTCAGGTGGAGGACGCCTCCAGGGAGCATGCGCGCCTGGGCGACGAGGTGGCCCGGCTCCGCGCGTCTGGCCGGGTGCCTAACGACCTGGCCAAGAGATATGACCGGCTGGGCAAAAGCATTGAATCCGCGAAGCTCAATCTGGAAGGGTTGACCCGCGCCCAGGAAAAGGCCGCGTCGCACCGTGCGGCCATGGGCGAGATGTGGGGGCAGGCCGTGGGCGTTGCCGCCCTGGGTGCCACCCTCGCGGCCCCGGCTCGTTCCGCCATGGCCTTTGAATCCGCCATGGCCGACGTGCGAAAGGTCGTCAATGGGTCGGAGGCGGAGCTGAACGGACTTGGAGACAGTATCAAGATGCTGTCCCGCCGAATCCCCCTTTCCGCTGTGGAGCTGGCCCAGCTCGCGGCGTCCGGCGGGCAGCTCGGCGTTGCCCTCAAGGACTTGCCGGGCTTCATAGAGACCACGGCCAAGATGGCTGTCGCCTTTGATATGTCCGCAGAAGCGGCTGGCGATTCCATGGCCAAGGTCGCGAACGTCTATCAGATTCCGATCGGCAGCATCGGCCACCTGGGCGACGTGATCAACCAGCTTTCCAACGAGTCCCCGGCAAAGGCGCGGGATATAGTGAGCGCGCTGTCTCGTGTCGGCGGTGTCGCACGGCAGTTTGGATTGAGCGCCGACGGCGCGGCTGCCCTGTCGAGCGCGCTGATCTCCCTTGGCAAGCCGCCGGAAGTGGCCGGGATGGCGATCAACGGCATGCTGACCAAGCTGGCCACCGCCGACAAGCAGGGCGCGAAGTTCCAGGAGGCCCTCGCCGCCATGGGTATGTCTGCGGAGGGGCTCAAAAAGGCCATCGCCACTGACGCACAGGGCGCGCTTTTAGGATTCTTGAAGGCTCTGGAGAAGGTGCCGAACTCGGAGCGCACCGGGCTCCTGGTTGATATGTTTGGTCTCGAATACGCCGACGACGTGGCCGTATTGGCCGGGTCTGTTAAGACCTACACGGACGCACTTGCCGTCCTTCCGCGCGTCGAAGGCTCTATGGAGAGCGAGTTTGCAGCCAGAGCGGCGACCACCGAGAACGAGCTGCAGCTTTTGAAGAATACAGTGTCCGAGCTAAGCATCAACCTTGGGTCGGCGCTGCTCCCCGCACTGCGGGAAATGTTCTCCACTCTTCGACCTCTCGTTGTTGCGATGGCCGATTGGGCCGCAGAGAATCCGGCGTTGGTCTCCTCTATTGGCAAGGCCGCCGCCGTGCTCCTGACGTTCAAGGCCGCAAGCCTCGCGGCCAGGGCCGGGTATCACCTTCTCGGCGGCAGCCTCTGGTCCAGCATAGCCCGCTGGCGGTCCGTCAAGGCATCTGTCCAGGGCGCGATGATGGCTATGCAGGCCGGGAATGTCGGCAAGTTCGCAGCAGTGACCGGCAGGCTGTCCGCGGCTTCCGGCTGGCTGGCTTCTCACATGGGAAGCATCGCGAGTCTCGGCGGTCCGCTCAAGGTTCCCCAGATTCGCCTGGCCGCCATTG